CGGCTTTAGCTACAGCTATTGCTGCGGGTAAAATAACTTCTCCTGAAGACCTTGTTCAAGCGGTATTAAAAGATCCTAAAAGCTACGACCAATTAGTAAAAATATTTGGCCCTGACGAATTAGCTAAACCTGGAGGTTTAAGGGATGCTGTGCTAGATAGCGTTATTCGAGGTTCTGATTTTGAATCTCTTTTTCAAGCTTCTGGTCAAGAAACTGTTCAATCTGGAAAGTGGGGCAGGGATTTTATTAAGTTTTTACAAGCGCAAAATAAAAACGGCGTTCTTGAAAAAGCTTTGGGTAAAGAAACATTTAAAGGTCTGCAAAAATTAGCCGACGATTCGTTATTAATATCTGACGCTGCCAAACAAAGTGTTGGATTAGCCGGAAGTACAGGGCGATTAGCGCTTGGTAACGCTGCTTTTGTTGGTCTTTTTATGCTTCAATTTGGCGCTTTTGCTGGGGCAGCTGGTTCAATAGCTGCTGCAGCATCGATGAGAGGGATTTTAAGAAGTCAAACTTATTTAAAACTATTAACTTCTCCTCGAATGAGATCTGATTTATATGAAAAAGCTATTAAAGACGGTTTAATTTCAAGAGAACTTGGTCCTGGTCCTGAAATATTTACGTTAAATAAGCTTGCAGATCAATTTTTTCGTGGTGGTTTTAGATCTTTTGTAACCACTGCTCCAGGTTCTGACAGAGAAAGCCCACAAGGAATGGCGGCGCGAGAAGCGGCAAAAACAATAAACATTCCAGAAGGTTTAGATTTAGAAGCTCTTAAAGATAGTATGCGTGTTGATCCAGATATGCTTGACTTTCAAAAAGAAAAGTATACACCGCAAGTGCTTCCTCCTTTAAATGTTATAACTCCAAAAAATAATTTATCCATGAACGCAAGTGATGTTGAACGAGAACGAGCTCGAATGGGCATAGCAGGACTAATGTCTTGAACACAGAGCAGTTAAAAGAAGAAATTAAAAGCGACGAAGGCTGTGTCTACGCTATTTACCTAGACCATTTAGGCAAGAAAACCTTTGGCGTTGGTCATTTGGTCACGGAAAACGACCCAGAGTACTTGCTCCAGGTAGGCGATGTGATAGACGATGACCGGGTAGACAGTTGTTTTGCAACAGATATCGAGATAACCGTGGACGAATGCCTAGCGTTATACGATGACTTCTTTGATTTACCGGAAGAGGTACAGCTAATCATTGCTAACATGATGTTTAATTTAGGGCGAACCAACCTGTCTAAGTTTAAAGATATGCGTAGGGCCGTGGACCAAGGAGATTGGAACGCAGCAGCAGATGCAATGATTGATTCTAGATGGTATATGCAAGTAACTAACCGAGCCCAGAGATTGGTTGACAGAATGCGACAAGTGGGAGAATGACATGGCTACAACGAAAAAAGTGGTTAAGAAAAAAACTTCTAAGAAGTTAGCTGATGACAGCAAGTATGCTGAGTTTGACCTTGATGGTGATGGCATTGTCTCTGACGAAGAGATCCAACGGTCACAAGAGTTGATGGAACTGGAGCTTCGAGAAGAAAAAGCTGACGCACAACAGAAAATGGCGTGGATAGCCATGGGTTCTATGCTGGTGTTTAGCTTGATTTTGTTTAGTCCTATAGTATCTGAGTCAAGAGTATCGGCGCTGGCTGATTTACTTGGGCTGTTTTACATTGCACAAGCCGGCGTGGTAGGTGCATACATGGGAACATCTGCTTGGATGAGTAAAAAATAATGGCAAAGCCTTTTGTTTATAAGTGCGAGCTAGACCGAGTTGTCGATGGTGATACGGTAGACGTTAACTTAGATCTGGGGTTTAAAATTATTTTAGCTAAACAAAGGGTTCGTCTTGTAGGAATAGATACTCCAGAATCACGGACCAGGGACCTTGCTGAAAAGAAATTGGGTTTACAAGCCAAAGACTTACTTACAGAACTTTGTTGCGATGGTTTTGTGCTGGAGTCTCAGGGACGCGGTAAGTACGGTCGTATTCTTGGCGTGTTGTGGGACTTTGATGGCAACAGTATTAACCAGAAGTTAATTGAAGCTGGGTTAGCTGTTGAGTATTGGGGTGGAACTAAAGTAAAAGTATGGGGCGATTATTAACGTCGCTAGGCTGTTCGTTTCCTAACTGTTTTTCTTTTAACAGATGCAACTCTTCTAGGCTTGCCAGGTGGCTGCCCTAATCGTTTTTTCTGAGCGACTCTAGACTTCTTCTCTGATGCGGTAAGTTCTTTAGATGTTTTAGGTGTCTTCTTAGAAACACGCTTGCTTGGTCTGCAATAAGGCGTTCCTCTTTTCTCACCTTTCTTTCTTCCGCAAGGCTTACCTGTTCTTACGTCAACCCATTCTTCCTTAAACCAGCGTTTAAGGTCAGCGCCTTTTTTTGTTTTGCGAACAGCCATCAGTATATCTTAACTTCTCGTCCACCGTGCTTAGACAGCACCGCGCCACACCCGTTGGTCTTAACAGATATTCCGCCTTCTGCACGTTTTGTTTTGTTGCCCCAGTTACTGGCTCCAACTTTTCTGCATTTAGCGATAGCGCCGCTTGCATACGCTGAGGGGAAAACTTTGTATCGAGCTTTAACTTTTCTATAACATGCGTCTTTAGTAGCCATTAGTAACACTTCCACCTTCTTCGAGCTTGTCTTATCCTAGAATTAGGATCATTTCTTGTTTTAGCTGAACTTCGTTTTAACTGACCTAAGGACCTAGCGCAGTATGACTTACGACGTTTAGCAGCTTTGCTACCCGCTTTTACTTTCCCGGTAACCGCTGTCTTTAGCTTACTGCCAGGGTTTTTCCGGCGGTAAGCTTTAACGCCTTTCTCCGTCATTCCCGCCCCAGATTTAGTGGAGCGGTAATTAGCGCCTTTTCCTTTAGTGGTCTTACGGATAGGCTTTTCTTTTTTCCTAGCCATTTAGAATATACGAGTAGCCCCGCCCTTAGCGTAGCCTTTCTTATTCAGTATAGAGCCACCGCCTTTGCGTCTTACAACAGAACCGCCTTTTTTCATTTTTACAGAACCGCCTTTTTTCATTGCTCCAATTTGACCAAGCGCTGGTTTAAAAGGTGATAAAGGAGCAGGAGCTTGCGTAGGCTGCATAGAAGCACTGGGCACTTGCCCAAGATTTATATCCAATCGTTGTGGGTTTTGATTATTCATAAAATCGCCTACACCTACATCGCCTATATCTTGCGAAAGAGAAGCAGGCATTTGGCGCATTGGTTCGCTTGTTGGTGTGTAAGCTCCTTTATTAGCAGAAAAACTGTTAGATAAATCTAACTGTTGTTGGGCTTGCTGCTGTGGTGGATTTAGACCTGCACCAGAAACGGTTTGAGAAGCAGGAACTGCTGCCCCACCTAAATGCATTTTTTTAGCAGAGCCGCCTTTAGCGTAACCTTTCTTCTTCATTGCAGAGCCACCGCCTTTGCGCTTCAGTGTACCGCCTTTAGCGTAACCTTTCTTCTTCATCCCGCCCTTTGAGTAACCCTTCTTCTTCATCATTGTCATCTTCTCCTGCATACAAGTTGTTAAATGTTATCTCTGGACTCATATAGCTGTCATCACATTCCGCGCTATGCGCCCATTGACTTGGTTTAAAGTCAGGTGGTCCATCACCTGTTTCCCATAATGCAGGGCTTGTTGCTCTTACCCTGTTGTTTGGCAATGCCACGATGTTACCAGTGTACCTTCCAGCGTCTGTCAACTCAATAACATGACTCTGTTTGTGTTGCGCCGGGTCATCCGCAATATCGCTCTCAGTATACTCAACGGTAAACATATACCGTCCTGTATGAAATTCACCATCTATCTTACACAACCATGGGCTAGATGACACCCTTTCTAGGCGAAAAACCGCATGATGGTGGGAACTGCAGTCCCAAGGTTGTGCTAAAGGCACAGGCATTTGCTCAGGCCATTGTTCCAACGGCGTGTCAGCAACAAGTGCGGTTATCGGCATACGAGCCCACATCGCCCCTCCATGGACGTTCTGCGAATCATCTAAATCGCTTTCCGCCCCGGTAAATACTAAGTGAAAACTTAGACATCTATCAGGGATAGTTGCTACAGCAATCGCCATGGCATGAATAAATTCACCATGATATTGATCGTGGTTGTGTGTAAATTCTCTTCTGACCCAACACTTAAAGTGCGGAATGTTGCTCATTACATATGACATTACTTGGCTAACCCCCAGTTTTCTGATAATCCGTAGTCTACTTTTGATGGTATTTGCATCTCAGGCACACAGTTCTCCATGATATCCACTATCTCCTTAACACTTGGTTCATTCTCAATAGAAAAACACAGCTCGTCATGCACTGTCAGCATGGGTGTGTACCCAGCCTCATAGCATTGGAGCATGGCAACTTTAGTTTGGTCTGCGCTACAAGCTTGTATCAACCTGTTTAACGCTTTAAATGTAAACGCAACGCGGTATCGTCCAGGGTCGAGCGTCCCCCATTTGTCTGGGCGCTCTTCCATGGGCGTATCTAAGATTTCTTGCCACTGCTCTTCGAGCTTTTCAAAGTGGATGGGCTTGTTTAATTTGCTATAGGAGCGCTGTTCTCGCATCGGAAACCGGCACTTGCGCCCCATCATTGTTCTGATCTGAGCCTTCTGCGATGCCGCGCGCATGACTGCCGAGGCTAAGTCTCTGATAAAAGGCACTTTATCGTCGTAGTCTTTACGCAATGCCTTGGCTTCTTCAAACGGTATGTCACCTAATACGGATGCAAGCTTACCAAGTCCCATGCCGTACATAATTCCCAGATTAATTGTTTTAGCGTGGGACCGCTCTACCCCGGCTAAGTCAGCTATCATCTGGTGAAAATCTAAGTCTTGCTTTTGGTACTGAGTCACGATCTCTTTTACCTTTGGATGGTCGCGGGTGTCTGGTGTGAGTGCAGCAAAGTGCATCAACCACCGTGGTTCTTGGGCGCTGTAATCAAAACTGCCCCACTGGCAACCTTCTTCCGGTAAGAATAGACCACGGATCATGGTCTTTATCTCCGGGTGCCGTGCAGGAACCTGCTGTAGGTTAGGGTGCGATGAGCTGAATCGCCCAGACACCGTACCGCCTTCATCGTTCCGCAATTGATTAAACTGACAATGTATCCGCCCATCGTGTTGATGGCTTAAAATTGTATCAATAAACGTAGTGTTAGCCTTGTTGTACTCTCGTATCTCCAGTATCTTCTTAGCGATAGGATGCTCGTGAGTCTTTAAAAAGTGCTTGGTAAAGCTTGGCGCACCGCTTTTCTCTGTTCTCTCGTAGGTCAACTTTAAACTGTCGAATGCTTTTGATAGACTGACCGCGTTCCATGGCTCAATGTCCACGCCAGTTTCTTTCTTAACTTCCCTGAGCAATTTGTTCTCTCTTGCCTGGAGGTCTTTCTTAGTCTTCTCAGCCTTCTCTAAATCCACCCGTATGCCCTTACGACGCATTTCAAAGATAATGGGCAGTAATGATGTCTCTAGCTCTAGTATCTGCTCACAATCCTCTTCTATGAGCCTTGGATGCAGTACCTTCCATAGCTTTAGAGTCAAATCAGCATCTTTCTCGGCATATGACGCTACCCTAGCCGCCGGAAGTTTCCACATTTCAGCCTTTGCATCGACGCCGTGTTGGTTTGCTGCTCTTCTTAAATCGTCTTCTTGCTTACGTTCGCCTAAATAAGTGACGCCAAGTGCGTTCAAACTGTAGCTAAACCGGTTCTCATCCAGCAATGGTGCAGCAATCATGGTATCGAGCACTTTGCCCTTGACCTCAATGCCCTCTGACATCAGCCAGCCTAGATCGTATTGTGCATTATGAAAAACCACGGACATGCCGTGATTCAACTGGTCCTGCATCCACTTCAGGACGGTCTTCTTTGCTAGATTACCACCCCCTTCGTGGGCGATGGGCAGATAAGCCTTCCATCCTTCTGCGGCAACTGCAATGCCGATAAGGTTTCCGTCTTGTCTAGCCCACCCTGGACCACGACTGATTAAATTTGGATCTCTGGTTTCTGTATCTATTGCGATAAGTTTCTCGCCAGACAGGTCCGGCAACTCTGCCGGCGGAGTCCACGTTACTTCATTAAATAAATCTTCTTGCATAATTAAAGCGAGTAGTAAGCATCAGTGACCGGCTCCATAATATGTAAACTGTTCTTAGTCCTAGTCACTGCAACGTAATATACTCGATGCTCCATGTTTGGGTTTCTTTGATACTGCTTGTAAGCAGCATGAGATAGATCTGGGATGACAAGTATATTGTCGCATTCACCGCCCTTCATTCCATGAATGGTATTGATTTTGATGCGTGGGTTTTTGATGTTATCCCCGCGCTTCAAGGCGTTTAAGATGTAGTTCTTTGTGTCCGGGTCGATTTTATCGAGCGCCTGATGCCACCGCATATTACGCTTGGCAAGTAAACCATAGGATTGTTCTGCTTGGCTCATGGTTATAAAAGTCTCTGGGTCAATGCCCAACAATGCCTTGGACCTTGGACCATAGCCCCTGGTAAAGCCAACATTGACTGACATCAAGGTGTAGATATTCCGCAGTTGTTGACCGCCTATCTGACCGTTCTTGCACCATTGTTCCCAATCAAGGATAGCTTCATAGGTCTTGGCTTGGATACTTGGGTGACCATTGCGACTGAACACCCACCCCTCATCCATTAATGCGTTGGCGTAATGGCTTGCTATCCTGTTGGTTCGAGCCATGATGCACCACTCGCCCTCAGCTATAGGTACGTCATACAAGTCTTGATGGTATCGCACAATCCCTTCTTCTTCCTTGGGTTGCCACTTCTTAGGCTGGCGCCCCTCAATCCGTGACACAATTTTCTGTGCTTCTTGCCATGGTTCAAAAGGCAACCGGTACGACTGCTGCAACACTTCTTTTTCTTCTGTAGCCTCTAAAAACGCGCTAGGGTCTGCGCCTTGAAAGCCCATGATGGCTTGATCGTCATCTCCGGTAAATACTTGTACCTTGGTTTTCCGCAGTACATCGACCATGGACCACTGAAGGGTGGATAAGTCTTGTGCCTCATCAACAAACAACGCCTCGATGTCAGGACACTGGTCTTCCTTAACAAAGTTATCAATCATGTCAGTAAAATCTAGTTTGCCGTGAACCTTTTTATAGCTTTCATACGTATCTACTAATCGTTTTAGCTCCGGCCAATGCAGGTTGTAGTTGTTAGCCTCACGAAACGTCTGCTCCAGGGTTTGGCACTTGCT